CCCAGAGCTTGACCCCCCGTCTCAATCTGCTCTCAGAGAGGCGGGTACGAGCGGAGGTGGGCTCCTGCATCAGCGCCATCGACCTGAACGTGTCTAAAACACGCGCAGTGCCAAAGGCGTGCGCAGGACCACAATCCACGTATCCGTCCTCTCCTTCTTTGCTCAGTGATTCGATTTCGGTTTCGGGGTCAGCCAACACAATGGTACCATCCGTCATAAAGAAGCCGACATCCATTTCAGACATCTCATCAGAAAGCTGCCAAAGGGGATCCACGATCCCCTGAATGAGCTTCGGGACAGTCTTCTTCCCCTCTGAAAAGAGGAGAAGCGACTGTGCCCGTCTCATCCGGGCAGCATCTGTGAGGCGTCTCGATGGAATGCCGGAGCCTCCCTGTGACATAGGGATACCCGTTGGCAGGCCCAGTTCGCGAGCTACACGGAAGAGCGAAGAGTGCCTACGTTCAACGAATTGAAGTAACCTCTCCGCCCCTCCAGGGTTCGCTGACCAAGCCGAATCGACCGCTAAGAGCATCTTCAAATGCGGAGCGACAAAGACTCTTGAGCCTCCTGAATCGGATATGTTCTTAGGTACATCAGGACGGACGAGGCCGCGCAATGGCACGCTAGAGTTGCGTGCCATGCTAACGACCTCCCCATCTTCGATTCCTATATCGAACAAACGCTCCAGGAACACAGCTCTCATCTTTGTGCTGTCGCAAATGAAATGCTTTCCTGGCGAAGACACACCGCCACAATCCCCCACGATTTTGAGGTACTCATCTGAGACCTCACGGGAACCTAAGAAAAGACCGTCGTCACCGCAGACTAAAAATCTGTTGGCGTCGAAGGCCTTCTTTTTGGAAATTCTCCTCCGCCTGGCAACCCTCCTGATCGCCTCACTCCACCAGAAAATGTGGATGAGCGACAGGAGGGCCCAGGTAGTTGGGAGACCATGAGGATTCCTCTCTTTGAGTCAAATACCTCCGTAGGGGAATGGGGTAAGTGTGAATTTACCAGTTGAGACTTTGAGCAAAGTCTCAAGGCGTCGATTTCAGCGCTAGTCAGCTTACCCGACTCTTCTAATCCATCCGCAATCGCCTTGACGAGGTCTAAAGGCAAGAGATCGCTCGCGCGGGTAAGGTCTGTCGATACGCAGACCTCCGCGCGGGCGCCACGGAAGTGGTTTATGATCTCTTCGTCTTGAAGACCAAGTAAAGGCGAAGCGGAAGATGAGTCGAGCCGTAGCCCGGCGAGCAACCGTTTTCGAACCACGTGGCCCAGAAAGTGGAGTCCCGCAGGGGACTTGGTGATTACCCTAGTTTTTAAGCCTCGCTCAGCCAAGACGACAACATCGGATACCAATTTACTTGTATCCTTTGTTAAGTCTCGACCGTGATGAAGCAAACTTAAGTCTTCAACCAAGCTCTGGATATCTTGAGGCGGCAGACCGGTTTCGGTCTGCCAGAGCTTCAGGGCCTCTTCATGCATGCCCAAGTCGACCGCAAACTTCCTCAGACCACCTTTCCTGGATGTCATTTCCATACATCCAGACAAGGTGGGAAGGTCTGGTTTAGCGAGCCGGTTCTTGTTCATCAAGAAGATCTTAGCCCAGCGCTTTGCGAATTCCTTCGCAGCCTTAAGGTTTCCATTACCTGTGGTATGTTCCACCCGCAGATCCGTACGGTGCTGAACACGTGCTTTGGTGCACGCGTCTTGGTTACCTACTGGGAGAGCTCGACCGAGGTAGGAAAGTTGAGCGCGATCGGATTGGGATCCTAGCAAGATCCAATCCGACCGCGCCTTTCCTGACACCTCTTTGAGCTCCCGTAGGGCTTCCTCGACGCCTGTGTTTCCACACATGTGTTCGAACCGCGTCCGGATCCGCCGGCAAGTCTCCCTACCCGCATCGGTAGACATCATATCTTCGGCAGCGCCAATTGCCTCCAAACCCTGGCGCCTCCGGGTCAGCGTTGACCTGCGAGCTTTCTCGCTTCGTGACTTTGCACGTCGAGAAAGGGCAGGACACGCCTCCCCGGAATCCCAAACCGAGGGTCCTCTGTTAAAAGAGACCTGCGGTGCAGGATTGCGCGAGAGAGGAGGGAAATCAATTGACGACCGGTCGACATATGTCTTCCCGAGCGGTGGATGACTTTCGCACAGCGTACCGCGAGGTTCTTTCTCACCTTTGTCAAGACTGAGATCGCAAGATGTCCACGCACCCCCAGAAGCCTGGGGGGCGGCATTTGCGATTACTCGTTTTGACGCATAGTGAGCCTCAGCGCGTACGCTGCCTCACACAGGGAGCTAACCTGTGCGAGCGTCTAATGGCGCCCCCTAAGTGGAATGAATTGAGAACTCATTTCTCTTAGGGCGCGGTCTGGGCTCGGCAACGACCCGGACAGACGACCCATGTTACCATGGG